TGGAAAGTTATACCGGTAGTTAGCTATGGCATGTTTGTCTATCTCTGAAAAATACACATCGTCGAACTTCCACCCCGCCCGTTCAAAGGCTAAATGAAAACCGCCGTACCCGCTAAAACCGTCTAAATAATTCATATACAATTTACTTTTTTTATAGCTGAAAACCAAGTTTTTACGCCTGTTTATCCCTATAATATCCCGTAAATAATAAAGCTGCTTACATTGTATTCTTTGGTTAACTCAATGACCGATTTAGGCGAACGTTTTACCGCTGCTTTCTACATTGCGTTTAATTTGGGCTTTCGGCCCATGGTTTCATGCTGCATGATCATCTTGTTTAATGGTGTCGAATAAGGTTTCATTGTTTTTAAAAGCTGGGTATAGGCCAGTTTCGAACAAACTGCCTTGTGATTTGGAGCGAATAGCTTTCATGCAGTTTTTTACTGCGGTATCGAAGTAACTATCTTTAAGCTCAATTCCGATGGCATAGCGGTTATTGTTGATAGCCACGTAACCCTCGCTGCCTATTCCTAAAAACGGCGTCAGTACGGTATCACCAGGATTACTCCACAGGTTTATACAGCGGTGGTTAACTTCAAGCTGGAGCGGCGCTATATGTTTCTCATCGCCCATATCCGTGCCCTCTTTGTTGTTGAGCACATCGGTGCGCTTAATATCCATCCAAACGGGACTTGCCCATTTTTGCCATAGGTCCAGCGGAATGTTTTTCTTGGTTAGATGCGTAACGGGCTCCCAGTTGCTTTCATCGGTTCCATCCCACTTTTTAAAATAACGCATGTACTCCGCCATGCCGATCCCGGTTAAAGCGGAATTTGACGTAAGCGTTTTGTATAGCAGTCGCTGTGTTTTGGTGCGCTGCATCTCCAGTACGGGGTCACACCATATCGTAGTTTTTGAATGAAGCTTAAAGCCGATCGGTGAGTTAGCCGGGCTTATGGCATTTTGGATAAACATGGTGTGTTCATCGGTGAAGTTGTCCATGCCAGTGTAACCACTTGAGTTTTTATAAACTCCCAGGTCCTTTGTATGACAAGCCATTATCCGGCCGGGCTTTAACACGCGGTAAAGCTCTTTGACGATGAATAAATATTGATCCCAAAAGGCGGCGCTGTTTTCGTTATTGCCTAAATCGTGTATGTAATTCGAATAGGTGAACAACGATTTAAACGGCGGGCTATAAATTATAAAATCAACGCTGTTAGATGGTATTCGGCTTAATTCAATAGCGCTGTCACCTTTCATCAGCCACATAAATTCGTTTTTTACTTCCCGGTATGTGTAGGCGTCCAGTAAGCCGTATGTTTTGCCGTTAATGGCTTTACTTACCTCAAGGATGCTTTCGTTGTGCTGCTTTTCTTTGACCTGGATATTCTGCAAAACATTTTGCATGGTGTCCGTAGTGATCAGCCAGCAGTTAACCTCATGGGATTGTCCAAACCTTAAAAACCGTCTGATAGCCTGGTAAAGCGCTTCAAACGAGAAGTTGAAAGATGCGAATATTGTATTGTGGCACACCTGCCAGTTTAGGCCGTACATGGCCATTTTGGTTTTAGTAATTAAAACCCGGATTTCACCGCGGCCGAAGGCAAGCAAATTCCTTTTTTTGACTTCGTTTTTATCGCTACCTGTTACGTTAACAGATCCTGGTATAAGCTTCAGTAGTTCTTCCGCTTCAGTATCGAGGGTAACCCAAATACAAAACGTTTCGGTCGAATTGTTGACAATTGCAGCAACCTCGTCAAGGCGTTGAATTTTGGTTAGTTTCATCTCTTTGCTTAATGTCGTTGCATCTACGGCCGTATCATTGAATATCTTACCATTTCCGCGCTGTTCGGTTTGGATTTGCTTTTCGATGTAGTTCAGTTTTGGCAGGTCGTACCCCACTTCATCAAAACCAATATCAGACGGATGATTGAACATTATGCACCAGGTAGCTAACCAGGCATAGAAGTCGGCTTTGGCATGAGCCTTTAACCTGTAGTTGTTCATGCCCTCGTCACGAACAAACCATTTAGCCCGCATGTCCTGACTGTCCAGGATGTTTAAAAACTCGGAGTGATTGCCATACTCGTTAAGATCGTTCGGCGCTGGAGTAGCGGAACATGCAAGCTTGTAAGGTGTTCGCGTAAACGTCTCCATTAAAAACTTTTTGGTTTCACCAGTGAAGTTTTTAAGGATTGAACTCTCATCCAGTATTACACCTGAAAAAAGATGAATAAGGTGTAAGTATTTGTGCAGGCTATCGTAGTTAATAGCCCATATTAAACAGCCCTGTAAGTCGTCGGCCGTTATTTTGTCGGTTAATTCACGAACGTTGTATTTGAACTTGGGCGCTTCGTCTTCAATGGTCTGACCAATAACCGCAAGCGGGGCCAACAATAAAACAGGTTGTGAGGTGTGTTTGGCTACATGGTAGCCCCATTCTAACTGCTGCAAAGTTTTGCCCGCGCCTGGCGGCTCAAACAATGCGAAGTTTCCAAACCGTAACGCCCTTTGAACGCAATGTTTTTGAAAGGACTTCATTAACGGGTTTAGTTCGGTCAACTCTATGTGAAATCCGCTTTCAAAGGATTTGACCTTTTTGTTTTCGAGTAATTCTTGATAGTTCACTGTGTACTTTTAATATCTGCTGTTTTTAAAATGTGCTTCATAATCGGGTTGATTTTTGCTGGGGGTGTTTGGGATTAACTGTCTGTTTTGTTAAAATAATTGTGGTTGAATTTTTAGCTTTTTCTCTTTAATATTTTTATTCCTGTTTCCCCGGTCGTAGCGGTTATGGCATCTTTGGCAAAGGGCTTTAAGATTTGAATAATCGTTATGCTCCGTATTATGGTCAAGGTGCGCGATTGTTAAAACTATTTTTACAAAGGTTCCGAAGTCGTCAATGTCACCGACATAATTAGCTCCGATCCTTTCGCTATCAAAGGCGTCGTAAATATTGCCGTCGTCGTCCTGATAAACTTCGATGTCCTTATACCGACCGCGCAAAACGATTATCCCGTTTTTGATATTGCAAAACTCACAGCAATTGAACGCTCTTGTTAAAATCGCTGGCCGGATTTCAGTTTTCCAGTTAGCCGGGTAATCTTTATAGTCTATTGGCATTTTTAGTAAGAGTTGATTCGTTTAAAATATTTGTAGTCGTTTGTAAATTCATAGTCCATGTTGCCGGCGTCGATAAACATTTTGCCAATATCGATCAGCGTTTTCGGGTCGTCCTTTGCAAACTTTTTTATCTCGATAGCGCTTCCGGGTTTCATCTTGTCGAAGGCTCTAAACCACTCGTCAAGCGTATGCCCGAAGTATTCAGTAGTTTTCGGCATCTACCATATTTTTTAGTTGCTTTTTCAATTCTGCATTTTCTTTGGCGAGTTTATTTCGTTCGCGAACAGAGTTTAATAAAAGGTCTTTTAACTGGTCATACTTGGTATGATATTTTTTCAAATCTTCCAGTCCGTTCCGCAAAATCATAATCCGCTCTTTAGCTGCTTTGGATTTTTCAGATTCGCCGTGTTTATCCTCGTGCTTAAAGATGTCAGAGTACATTTCAACGATCACGCCTTCAGCTGCCAATATTTTGTTGATGTCCAGGTAGTGGTTATCGTATTCGATAGCATAGATTTCAGCGAGGTAAACATATCGGTCGAACGATGGATGGCGTCCGACTATACCGGAAAACGTTTCAACGGTATCGATCATCTCGATTTCAGCAAGCAGACTTTTCTTATCTAAAATCTCGCGGGTTGCGCTGTCTATACTCAAATCAGGCGTTACCTTTTTGTAGTTTTTCGGGATTAATGATTTTGCGTTCATAGCTTAAAATAATTGTTCGTTTTCGAGTACCTTAAATCCTTTTTCATGCTCAAATGCGTAATAATCGAACGGTGCTATCTTCTCGTAATAGCGGCCGCGCTTTTTATCCAAAAACAGTTTGTCGATTATGCTCCCCTGCCTGCCGACGTCTTCCGGCTTTACTTTGCAGATATATAGGTCAACCCGGTTGTGTGTTTTATCAGGAAAGTCAACCGAGACAATATTTTTGCCGTTGGCGTTCCACGAACCGCCACCCTTGATGTCGGATGCTGTTGGTATCTGTCTTTTGCCTGATTGATCCTGCGTGGTTTTAACCGCATGCGCTATCGTGTGAAAATGCTTGTTGTTTTGTTCGGCCAGTTCGTTACGGGTGCTTAAAACCTCATCCAGGTATAAATCTTCGCGACCGGAATAGAGATGTTTCATATTTTTCCAGCTATCGATCAAGCCGGTGTTTAACACGCCGCCGTCATCTTTGTAACCACAAATCGTTTCCCAAAATTCAACTGGTAAAATCCCGGTCTTAAAGTCCTTTTTCTTGAAAATGACAAAGTGATGTCCTATCCAATTAAGCGCATGCGATAACTCAAGGTCGGTGATCTTATTGTTGAACCTGTCGTGAAAATCTTTACCGTTATACATCTTTACCAATTTTGCTATTATCTCTCTGTCTGAACCTATATCCGGCACAAACAGGCCGTGCCTGGCCCCGTATTTTTCAGAGAGGTTAAACAGTATCTCCAAACAGAAGAAAGTCTTACCACTCCCAGGAAAACCTGTCCAGTCGGTCACACCGTTTGACTTGTGTGTGTAATATTCATCCAAACATGAGAACCCCAACTTTAACCCCGGCTCCCCGCCTTTTTTTAGATAATTTGTGGCCTCATTATAAATTTCGTCACGGCCTAAAACTTTTAAATTACTCTGTTTTACTTCGCTCATAACCGGCTCAAAAAGTCTTTTTCTTTATCTGATTCGGTTTCCAACGCTCTGAAAATATTCTGTATGCCCTGCCGGTAGTTCCATTCGATTTGCCCTAACTTCATTTTATCGATTACCTCTTTTAATTTTTGCGGTTCAACATCGGGCCTGAGCTCGTTAATGCTTTTTGCCCAATCTGCGATCTGCAAATCGCTTAGCGGGTAGGGAACGACCTGGTTAATGTGAAAAACAACCAACGCCAGTTCGATAACCTTTTCGCTAAGTCCTAAAGATTGATTCGCCCTTTGTAACTCGCTTCCCATTTCTGTTTTGAATAATTTGTGTTATGACTTCGTTGAATTTACTGTTGATAACCTGCAGGTCTTTATCCTGGTACCATTCAGGCAACTTGTGACAGAGGACCTTGAATGAGTTAATGATATCCTCGTCCGTGCTATCCTTGTTTTTCAGCCTGACTTGCTTCGAAAGCTTAGCGATGATCGACTTTAAACTTCCGCCCGTCGCCGCGGTGAACATCCAACCAGGATGAATTTCGGTTAACCAAAAGTCACGACAGGCGATGAAAATTTTTGTCGCGGGCGTGCTCTCTTTTTTTTGTTTAGAAGAAGATTTGCCTTTAGGTTTTGAAGTTGAAGGAAAAAGCTCCGACAATTTAAAATCGTCTAATTTATTTAACTCTTTATTATCTACTTCTTTTATATATACTTCTTTTATTATACTATCAGTGCTTTCGCAAATTTTGATAGGGCAAATCTCTTGCTTTGTCAAATTTTGATGGGGCAAATCGAGTGCCCTATCAAGTGCTTTGTTATGTGCTTCCTCAAATTTTGATAGAGCAATTATGCAGGCGGTGTACTGATTTCTACTTTCAGTTACCATTGTTACGAAGCCATAATTAACCAGATCACTGAATATTTTTTTGTAAGTATTGTATGACTTTAGCCCGATAGCATTCATCGTTTGAGACGCCGGCGAAGCGAACTTTTCAGGGTCACCTAAACGACCCTTCAATTCTGCGAACCAAACGAACATTGCGGTATGCCCGGGCGTAATTTTATCAGGATTTTCGAAAGCAAAATCAAACCAAGCCTTAACATATTCGTAACCGTTATTTTTTGACATATAGTTTATTCGATAATTAGGGTTATAGACCTTTTGTATTGTTATTTACTCCAAACTTCAATTCTCCCGCGCTTTCTGTATTTGAGCGTGAGTTTGTCGCCGTTGAACTTTTTAATCGTTTGTAGGGCATTTATAGCGTTATTCAGGCCAATGTATCTTTCAAGGTTTCCAGCTTTAACTATTTTTCTGAAATAGCGGCCGAAATGCTGGCTCTTTTTCGTTGTAAAGCGGATGATGAAATGCTTTGAAAAATCAATGTCATTCATGACCTAATACCTCAAATCAGTAAAATGAATAATGCAACCGTTAACCAAATGCTT